TCAAGACCACGAAAGAATCAGTTTACCGTGAGATTATCAAGCGTGTTGGCGTATTCTCCGTAATTGCGGCACAAGAGGACAAAGCCGAAGCCGTTATAAACGGTTGGGAGGGGCGCGGGATTGGATGGGTCGCGGAAGTCATGGACGGATGCAAGATTGACGGTTGTGCACGAATCATGCTCTATTACGGCTCATCCACCTATAACACCGAGGAATTTTCAAGATTGCTGGATGAAATCATCAGCGAAGCAAAGGAACTCGGGATAGACACGGCAACGCCTGATGAAATCGCGCTAATGAAAGCAAGGTGGGACGATGAAAAGCAGACGGACAAAGGCGCTTGAAATCCCGCAGAAAGTAAAGCGTATCGTGTTTGAACGCGACAATGGTCAATGTATCCTGTGCGGCGCTCCTGGACTGCCGGAAGCGCACTTCATCCCAAGAAGCAAAGGAGGGCTTGGAATTGAACAGAACATTGTAACGCTGTGCCGGGAATGCCACAGAAGGTTCGATCAATCCGATGACAGAAAATTCATTGCGGAATTCATAAGGTCGTATCTGAACAAGAAGTATCCCGGTTTAGATGAAAGCAATTTGTATTACAGAAAGGGGAATGCATGAACAAAGTTATTTTAATCGGCAACCTGACAAAAGACCCGGAGGTCAGGACAACAAATAACGGTACATACGTAACAACGTTTTCCATCGCTGTGAACCGCAAGTACAAGGCGCAGGATGGGAGCCAAATCACAGACTTTTTCGACATCGTAGCGTGGCGGCAGCTTGCGGAGCTGTGCGGTAAATATCTCGAAAAGGGGTGCAAGGTTGGAATCGTTGGAGAGCTTCAAACGCGCAGTTATGAAGCGAAAGACGGAACAAAGCGATATGTGACAGAAATTGTAGCAAGCGCGGTCGAATTCCTTACTCCGAAGGG